AAATCACAAGAATAGAAAGACATATGTATTATGCTATGACAGCATTGATAGGTGGTATGTTTACAATTATAGTTATATTATTTCAAAAACTTTAACTTTTAGGTCTTTATGGCTAGAAGAAAAAAAGCAACTACTGGTCTAATAAGCGAAATGAAAGCACAGATTGAACTAGCAAAAGACCCTAATATCCTTGTATTTACACCTCTTGGAGGACTTGGACCGGTAGATATTGTTACTTTAAATATGTCTACAGGTAAGTATACTGGTTATGATGTTAAGACTAAAAATTATAGGAAGTCAGACTATAAAGCTAAAGATGGGTATACAAGAAAAAGAATTGGTTCGCTTATATCAAGAACCACAACTTCAGAGCAAAAAAAACTAAAGGTAAAAATTATATATGCAAAATGATAATGCTGTAGATATTCTTAATGAATACAAAGATCAAGTTAGAATATTAAAAGGTCAGATTAACGAATTAGAAGATGCAGGTAAATCAAAAGATGCAGCTAACAAAAGGTGTTTGCAAAAACTAGAATTTTGTACTAAAGATTTAGATGATGCTTTATCTAAAATTAAACAGTTAGAGGAGAAAAAAGATGTGGATTAGTGCAATCAAATTAGCAATAAATGCTGGTTCTCACATATATAAAAAAAAACAAGAAACTCGTATGAATATTGCTTCAGCACAAGCAGTTCATGCGGAGAAGATGGCTAGTGGTGAACTTGAATATAAAGCGAAAGTTATTGAGAGCAATGATAATGGTTGGAAGGATGAGTTTGTCCTTATTCTTGTATCTTTGCCTATCCTTTTATTGGTCTGGTCTATTTTTTCTGACGATCCAGAGATTCGTATTAAACTAGATTTATTTTTTGAGTATTTTAAACAGCTTCCTTATTGGTATCAAGCCATATTTATAGGGGTAGTTAGTGCTATCTATGGTCTTAAAGGTGCAGACATTATGAGAAAAAAATAATGAAAGTATCAGATAAAACATCAGTAAGTATGCCAATTAAAAATATGATTGGTATTATTGCTGCAGTTTCTATGGGTATCTTTGCATACACAGAAATAACTAATAGACTTACGTCACTTGAAACTTCAAGACAATTATTTAATGCAGACTTACTTAAAAAATCCGAGCAGCTCCCTGTCGACCAGGAACAATTTATGCTCTTGGAAAATTTATATAAAACTGTAGAAAAAATTGAAATAAGAATTGAAGCTATGATGCACAATAAAGTAAATATAGAATTTGTAACTAAACAATTAGAAAAAGCCTTAAAAGATATAGAAAGTTTAAAAGATAAAGTAAGAGCTAATGGAAATGGAAATCACTAATGACTGAAGTAGTAGTAGCTTTACTTATGATTGTTAATGGAGAAATCAAAGAACATAGAATACAAGATACTATGTCTAATTGTTTAAAAGGCAAAAGAATTGCTATGCGTACTAACACAGGTACAAGTGTAGAATATCAATGTATTAAATCTAAAGCTGAAACAGAAATTTATTTAGGTGAAAAATCTATTAAAAAACTTATATTAAAATAATAAATTATCAAAATGACCTTAACTAAATTTGATTCAAGACACATAGATCGTTATAACGAGCCAAGATTTTTAGTTCATTTCCAATGGGGAACTAATGAAAAAGTTTATCGTTATGCTTTAGTTGAAACGATTAATACAAATGAAATTGACCACACTACAAAACAAAAACAAGATGAACTAGGTTTGTCTCAAAAAGAAATTTGGGAGAAAAAATATAAATGAAAAATATAATGACATCCTTTGCTCAACAATATAAGAAGAAAGTAAGTTTATTATCGCAGCAAACAGGTAAATATGGCAAGAACAAAATTAGATCCAAACAAACCAAAGCACGTAAGAATAGCAAAAAGCACTAGCATAGGAAGGCGACCTAAGATGTCATCAATGAATAAAAATAAAAAAAGTTCTTTTAAAAAATACAGAGGTCAAGGTAGATAATGTATGGAGATTGCCAGGATGAATTATACTTTTACTGCGGTGCTTATTATTTTGATATGTTTATTAACTATCTTTGCTGATCCTGCTTATCCTAAAGGAGATAAATTCTTGAAAACACCACCAAAAGATTTTATATTGCCAAAACCAACGGAATAAAAAATGATTAAACAAGACGCACTACAAAAAATAGAATCACATGAAAAACTATGCAGAATTATGCAGAGGCAAACGCATGATAAAATTCTCAAATTAGAGCAACAAATTAATAGAGTAGAAAGTATTCTTTTAGTATCTGTTGGAACTTTAATTGCAGGTATGGCTAGTATGATTTTTATGTTATTCTCAGGATAATAATGATTGATAATATAATGTTAAAATTTTGTGATTGGTTAGATCAATTCCATGAATGGATTAATAATCTATTTGCACCTCGTTGTAAGTGTGGCAAAAATAAATCTAAACGCACATCCAATAAAGAATGGATTAAAGGTTACAAGGAATGGAAAAATAAATGAGCATTAATTATAGAGGAGAAACTTTTTCAGGTTACAACAAACCTAAAAACGATAGAACTAAAACTAAAAAGTTTTCTGTTTTAGCTAAATCTGGAGATCAAGTAAAACTTATTCGATATGGAGATGCCAATATGAAAATTAGAAAAAACAATAAAGCAGCTAGAAAAAGTTTCAGAGCAAGACATAAGTGTGATACTAAGAAAAGTATATTAAGTGCTGGTTATTGGTCTTGCAAAAAATGGTAAGAAAAAAAACTTGGGTTAAACTAAAAAATAAAATTGTTTTTTGTGGTTGTTGCGAGGTGTGCAATAAACAATTATATTCCGATACACCAGGTTGGATTATTAATGCTGAAAAAAAAAGATTTTGCCACAATGGAGTAGATGAATTGTGCTTTGATACCTATCTTAATCGTTAAGCAAAAATTCAAAGTCTTTCCAAATCGTTTCATTCTCTTGCCAAAATCTTCGCTTATCCTGTTTCATCTGAACTGAATTTAATACTGTGGTATGATCTTGATTAAAATAATCACCAATCACAGGTAAACTCATATAATATTTTTCTCTTAATACATTATGAATAAGACTTCTTGCACGAACTAGATGACCTTTACGACATTTGCCTAGCACTTGATCTTTAGGAACTTCTAAACGAATACAAACTTTATTAATAAGGCTATCAATCATTCCTTTATGGGGTTTGTTAAATGAGGTATTTTTTTTTTTTCTAATTTGCTTAACTCTAATATAATGAATATTGTTTTTATTATGTTTCTTAGCTAACTTATAACCATTCCTAAAAGCATTTTTATAAATACTTTTTTCAAGATAAGACAGTTCACGATAGTGTCCAGCTTTGAGAGCCATCCTTAATTCTGCAAAAATTTGTGCTGAAGTCAAAACTCCCCTATGCCTTTCTTTCTTTTTTTTTAATTTGTATATTGATTGCTACTTAGCCATCAATAATTCTTTTGTCTGCTCAATTTTCCAAAGCAATCTATAAGAATCTTGTTGATACTTATTTACTTTTTGCTTTGCTTCCAGGTACTTCTGGTGTTTCTTGTCCTGAAGATCCCTGTACCTTTGCAGACGAGTTTTCAACTTGCTCATCGTTCTCCTTTTTCACTTTTAAAAAGTTGTATTTAATACTGTCAACTTTTATTTCTACAAATTTTCCTTTAGCACTAGGGTCTGCAGCCTTATTGACATCATCAAAGAGTTCTACTTCTGTAAAACCTGCTTCGCCATGTCTTAATCTTCTGTATATAGTCATACTTTATCCTTTTTGGCAACCTCTTTTTTGTGTACCTCTTTAGTCATCTTGTTATATATACTTAAATCTATATAATTATCTGCCTTAAAATTTTTGGTAGTTCTAAAGAGCTTTAAAGCCATCATAAGTTGACCTACTTGATGAGGTTTAATAACCTTTTTAAGATTACCATATAAGATAATCGTAAACATCTCAGCTAATAAAGTAAAGTTCTCCTGATAATTACCATAATCTTTTTCACGATCATTGATAATCTT